AATGTCCTTGATTATGCAAGCAAGACTTTTGGTTTAACACCAGGAGACTTAACTGCTTTCGTACTTAACCCAGACCTTGCAACCCCAGTCATTGAACAAAAGGCTAGAGCCATCCAAATTGGTGGAGCTGCTTTCCAAGCAAGCCAAAAGATTGCTGGAGAACAGGCTTTGAACTTGGCTGCGGCTGGAGTCACAGGCGCACAAGCACAGCAAGGCTTTGGCAATATCGCCCAGCAACAGCAACTTACTCAGGCACTCCCAGGAGATATTTCTGGATCAGTCAGCCAAGAAGAACTTATCAACGCCCAATTTGGTATGAGTCCAGAAGCACTTGCTAGAACTCGACGAGTTGCTGGCACACGCGCTGCTGAATATCAGCAAGGCGGACAGTTCGTTTCTGGTCAGGGTGGCGTTACAGGATTAGGTTCCGCACCTCAAGTTTAATTAGACAAATCAATCTGATATGTCTATGATTTTCTTAGTAGGTCCATTTTTGTGTAAGCAGTCTCCAAATCGTCTGCTTTAGACCTCGGAGGATTTGATGGGATTTGCCCCGTTGTTGGCTACGCGGTGTCAGGTTCGTCGCTTCGGCGCATAAAAAACACTAGCCCCGCCACACCGCCCTCCAAGGTAGGTGTGCGATACGGAATTTGGAGAAATAAAAATGAGCGATCTTGATTACAATGAAGAAGAACTAGATAACAGCCTCGGTAACGACGAATCTGAAAATGACTCGAAGAACTGGCGGCGTAAGTTAGAGGCAGACGCAAAAGAAGGCAAGCGCGCATCACGCGAGGCGGAAATCGCCAAGCAGGAAGCAGCTCAAGCAAAGCGCGAACTCGCACTTATGAAAGCTGGAATTGATCTAGAGTCAGGCACAGGCAAGTTATTTGCTAAGGCTTATGATGGAGAAGCAACACCAGAAGCAATTAAGGCAGCAGCACAGGAGTTCGGTCTAGTTCCAACTAGCCAGACTCAAGAAGTTCAAGATGACCTATCGGCTATCGACAGAATTTCACAGGCTTCTGCTGGCGCAACTGGAACTATTGCTCCATCAGATTTGGATGAAATCCGCAATGCGGCTAATCCAGCAGATGTCATCAAAATTCTTCAAGCAAACGGAATCACGATCTCTAATGAACAACCTGGCGGTTGGTTCCCAATCTAATTGGTAACTGCTCCTTAACCCTTCAACAGAGAGAGAACTACAAATGGCATTAACACAGGTCAGCTCGCTTGATCTTTCCAAGGCCGCGTATGAGATGATCGCGTATTACGCGCTTCGTCCAGAGCTTTACTACGATGCACTCGTAGAAGTTCAGTCAACAAACGCAACAAACCGTGGAACAAGCGTTACATTCACAATCGCTTCTGATCTTGCAGAAGCAACAACAGCACTTACAGAAACATCAGATGTTACTCCAGTAGCAATGTCTGATTCATATATTACTGTTACACCACTTGAATACGGTAACGCAGTTCAGTTGACTTCAAAGTTGGGCGCAACAGCGTTCATGGAAGTTAACCCAATCGCTGCTAACGTAATCGGTTGGAACGCTGGTATTTCAACAGACGGCATTGCCCGTACTGCTGCTGGCTCAGGTACAAACGTCGCATACACATCTGGCACAACACGCGCTGGACTTGCAAAGACAAACACACTTACAGGTAACGATGTCCGCAAGGCTGTTGCTAACCTCCGTAAGAACAATGTTCCTACATTCAACGGAATGTATAAGGGAATCATCCACCCAGATGTTTCTTACGACTTCCGTGGCGCAACAGGCGGAACAAACTGGTCAGATCCACACGTCTATTCAGATCCAGCAGGTATCTTCAATGGCGTAATTGGTAACTTCCAGGGCGTTCAGTTCATGGAAACACCACGCGCTCCATTCTTTGCTGATGGCGGAACAAACTCATACACAATCTCAACAATTGCTGTTGCTTCAAATGTTGCAACACTTACAACCTCTGCTGCTCATGGTCTTGCAGTTGGTGACACACTCACCATCTCAGGAGCAACAGCAACTTCAGGTACAGGTTCGACTTCACAGATTGGCTTCAACACACAGTTCACAGTTGCAACAGTTCCTTCAACAACAACTCTTACAGTTTCTGTTCTTGGACTTTCAAATGTAAACGCAGGAACATCACTTTCACTCGTTGTCTCTGCTGTTGACGTTTACGGAACACTCGTAATGGGCCGTCAGGCACTTGCTAAGGCGTTCTCAACTGGTGGCGGATATGGCGAACAGGCAATCATCGTTGATGTTCCTGTTATCGACACACTTCGTCGCTTCACTGGTGTCGGCTGGAAGCACTTCGTAGGATATGCTCCATTCCGTCAGGCTGCTTTGTACCGCATTGAGTCAGGTTCTTCAATCGGTCAGTAGTTGATACTTGGGGGTAGGGCGCTTTATTCACCTTTCTCGCCCTACCCCCGCTTTATCACTTTTAGATAGGAACTGGAAATGCCAAAATTCACACCTCCGATAGCAACACTTGTTCCAGTTATTTCCCCTGTAGTTCCGAAATGGAAACAGCGCCCGTTCGCTTTCTTTAAGCCATCAATTCCTCGCGGTGCAAATGTATGGTTTTGGACTAACGGGATTATCAGCACATCTCAACCCCCAGTCTGGATCGCTACAAATAACCAGCCAGGAGTTGCCAAGGTTTATTACGGTGGTCGTACTTATGACATCACCAATGACGAAGCTGCCATCCTCGCTAACGCTGGTTTCGGTGATAACATTGTCTATTGATAAAGGGGAGCAAATGGATCACAGAGACCACACAGAATTTGTAGAGGGTTGCTTTGTTTGCAAAATCTCTACAATCTCGTTTGGTACTGGAACCGCCCCAACTCGTCGCGCTGGAGCAGAAGTAGTAGAAGCTCGCGAACGCCGTTGGAACAGAGATATGCCCGCGTATAAGGCTCTTCGCGCCCAAGGTTTGCAACCACCACGCATTGATGGTTCAGCAGAACTTATGGAAAAAGCCGAGACAAGATTTGAAATTGAATCTGGCAAGATCATGCCAGGACAAGCCAAGAAAATCGAAAGCACAGTAAAGGCTTTTGAAGCAGTAACAGGCACAAGCGTTTATCAACCTAACACAACCCCAGTGAATCTGTGAGAACTGAATGACAACCGTAAATGACTGGGTGACAACTACCCGCTCGACACTGATGAGTGGCTATACAGAGAACCGCAATAAACTTTCTGTTGCTTACACCAAGGGCGGCTCAACACTTACTTTCCAATACACCCCAGACGGAGTTCGCCCAGGCGCTCGCCTTTCAATCGGCACAAATACTTTTTATGTCTGGTCAATTGACGGACAACAAGCAACTGTTTCTGGCGGAGAAGATGGATCAACAGACCAAGATGCAGCCGTAGGAAGCCTTGTACGCGTCTCTCCACGCTTTACAGACGATGAGATTGTAAAGGCATTGGCTGGCGATCTTAACGACCTCTCATCCCCTGCTAACGGCTTATTTGGCATTGGCACAGTTGACCTTACCTACAACGCAATCATCAATGGCTATGACCTTGGTGCTACTGCGGGTGACTTGGTTTCAATCTATGAGGTTAAGTATCTAACCCCTGGACCTCAGATGGATAACCCACGCATCCATACAACTGGCTACCGTCTCAATCGCAATGCAATTAGTTCTCAGTTCCCATCAGGAATGTCATTGCAGTTATTTGAGCCAGCATACCCAGGATATAACGTGCGTGTTGTCTATCGTTCTAACTTCTCAATGCCAACAACTCTTTACGCAAATGTTTCAGCGACAGGACTTCTTCCAAGCGCCTATGACTTGCCTCCAATCGGAGCAACAATCCGTCTCATGGCTGGTCGCGAAATCAAGCGCAACTTCACAGAAGGTCAGGGAGATACTCGTCGTGCAAGCGAAGTCCCAGCAGGAGCAGTTGCTCAGTCACCACGAAACTTGCAGATCCTACGCCAGCAACGCATTACAGCAGAAGCAGCAAAATTAGAAGCACTATACCCAAACTTTAAGGCGTAACTATGGCTTCCATTGAGAAATACAATACGCCCTATTACAAACCATCACCTGCTTACTATGGTGGTACAAGTTACTCCAAACTCGTTCCATACCCATTCCCAGTAAGTATCGATGGACGCGCTTATCAGATCCAGTGGGACGCAAACTCAATTGGCGTGTGGGGTGCAAAGTTCAAGCGCAACTCACTCCCATTACTTCGTGGTCAGGCGGATAGTTCTAATACTCCTGGCGAGCAGTCAATTTCCCCAGAGCAATTCTGGCGTAGATCTCAGGAAACTTGGACACTTGGCGAAGGTCAAGTCCACCTAGACCGAGCGACTTCCGATATTCGTCGTTACCACGACAGCGAAGGCATTGACCCATGGGATCCATGGCAGGTAAAACTTCTTAACAAGACAGCGCAAAAGCGAACCTCAGCCAATACAAATCTTCAATGTATTGTTGCTGGATCCTATGTTTATTTAATTGATGGAACTTCTGTTTACTATTCCACAAACTTAACTTCATGGACTGCTGTAACTGTAACTGAAAGCCCAGCAGATCCAACCTCACTTGCAACCGATGGATATAACGTATGGATTGCGCGTGGCACTAGCGGTATTTACAAAACAACCGTAGGCGCAGCAAGCATGACTTCTTACGCTACTTATAGCGGAACGCTGAACCTCATCAGCTTTACTAAATCCCGTTTGATGGTTACTGGTAATGGCAAACTTTTTAATGTAATCAATTCTGGATCTCTCGGATCATCAGATCTATTGCTCGACTTATCTTCTCGTAGTTTTACATGGGTAGATATTGTTGGTTCCCCAACACAAATTTACGCTGGCGGATATTCTGGCGATAAGTCATTTATCTACCGCACAGCAATTAAGGCAGATGGAACAGCGCTTGATGTGCCTATCGTCGCTGGTCAACTTCCAGATGGCGAAATTATCGCATCCCTTGGTGAATACCTTGGCTATATCTTTATTGGCTCAAACCGAGGCATCCGATTCTGCACCGTAGGGACAGATGGTTCACTTGTTATCGGGCCACTTATCCCTACCTATGACACTGTTTATGCGTTTGAAGGACAAGATCGTTTTGTTTGGTACGGTAACTCAAATTACGATAACGATAGTGGTCTAGGTCGCATGGATTTGACCACCTTCACTTCAACCCTAGTTCCTGCTTATGCCTCAGATTTAATGTCTAAGGCTGGCAGTGGAACGGTTAGTTCGGTTGCAACTTTTAGCAACCTTCGTATCTTCACCATCAATGGCAAGGGACTTTATTCGGAACTTGCCAACACCCCAGTAGATTCAGGAACTCTTGTAACTGGAACTATCAGTTACGGAATCTCGGATCCAAAGGTTGCCATGTTCTTGGACATCAAGCATGAACCTCTTCACGGCACAATCACTGCTGGCATCATCGCAGATCAGCATGACTCCGATCTTGACTTAGACACAGCAAATGTCATTGG